GGGGGTGCGAATATCCTTCATATGTGAAGTGTGCGGAACTGAATTTCGCCGCTTGAAATCTCAAGTAGATTCGCAATATAGAAACCTTGGTAGTCTCCCGAAATTCTGCTCTAAATCATGCCACAATGCATCTATGCGCCGAAATTACAAATCCCCCTACGCCCGCAAAATCGAACGCATCAAGAAGGGGGTGGGATCATGACCGTCTGCCGACTCTGTAGGGAGCGGACTGCTGTTCAGCCCCTCATCCTAACCAGGCCGGAGGGTACTGGCGGGACGGTCACCCACCTCTGCAAGACCTGTGCCAGGGCGCTGATCCCCGTGGAGGACTGGTCGACCTTCGGCCTCGGATGGGACGGGGTCACGCACGCGACCATCGACCTCAACGGTCCGCCGCGCTACGCTCGGGGCACGACCGACGGGGGGGACCTATGAAACCTCCTCGCACCCTCTCGGTCTCGGCCGCCCTCCACTCCCGGCTCTGGCTCCTCAAGATCCGGCGCAAGGCTCGGACCCTCGACGAAGTGATCGAGCAGGCCCTGGACGCCCTCGAAGAGCAGGAGGCCAACGATGGATAGGACACTCGGCCGGCAGTGTACGATCTGCAACCACCCGCAGCGGGGGGAGATCGACAAGGCCCTCGTCGCGGGCGTCGCATACCGGCGCATTGCCGCAGAGTATGGGGTCTCAGACGGCTCCCTCCGTCGGCACAAGAAAAACGGTCACATCGCGGAGCAAATCGCAAAAGTCGCTAAGAAAAAGGAGATTAGGCAAGCTAAGCAGATAGCGGCTGCCGTTGAGGAAAAGGAGCGGTACGAGGTTGCCTCGGTCGATAAACTCCTCAAGATCATCGAGGCCCTCCTCGCCGAGTGCCTAGGGATGGTCCGGGGCGCGACGGCAGGCGATGAGAACACGAAACTCCGGGCGGTCCGCGAAGCCCGGGAGACCGCCAAGCTCCTCCTGGAGGTGCAGGGCGAACTCGCCGCGAACCCCGTCATCAACATCTCGCTCGTCGAGACGCAGCTGAACGAAATCCGCGCCCTGGTCCTCGGCGACCTCTGCCCCGTGTGTCAGGCGGTGGTCGCGCAGCGGCTCAAGGACCGTAAGCAGCAGAAGGTGATAGACGCATGATTACTGCTAAAAAGGAACATATTGATGTACCGATCTCAAACCTCATCCCCTACGAGCGCAACCCGCGCAAGAACGACAAGGCCGTCAAGAAAGTCGCGGCGTCGCTCGAACAGTTCGGCCTCGTGAAAAACTCCGTGGTCGTCGACGAGAACATGGTGCTCCTCACGGGCCATACGACCCTGAAGGCGATGCAGTCGCTTGGGTGGAAGACTTGCCCTGCGGTCACGCAGGTCTTCGGTCTCACCGAAGAGGAGAAGGTCGCATACCGGATCGCTGACAACAAGCTCGGGGAGCTGGCAGAGTGGGACCTCGACCTCCTCGCCGGAGAGCTGGCGAGCCTGGACGAGGTCGGGTTTGATGCGGAGTTGACCGGGTTCGATACCGACGCCCTCGCCGAGATGTACCCCCCAGAGAAACTGGATGTGGCGGAGGATGACTACGAGCCGCCGGTCGAGATCGAGACTAGCATCCAGCGCGGCGACCTCTTCCGGCTCGGGCGGCACCGCCTGCTCTGCGGGGACTCGACGAGCGCGGAGGATGTGGGGCGGCTGATGGATGGGAAGAGGGCGGATCTCCTGCTGACTGATCCCCCATATGGGGTATCTTATGTGGGCAAGACGAAGGATGCGCTGACAATCGAGAATGATGCCCTGACAGAGGAAGGTCTCGAAGAGTTGATACGCGGGGCATTCTCCATTGCTGAGACTAATTGCCGCCCCGGCGCATACTGGTACGCAACGGTCCCGGCGGGGCCGTTGCACCTTCTCTTCGCAGACGATTGGAAAGCCAGAGGTATCCTTCGGCAGATTATGGTCTGGGTGAAGGACAGCATGGTCCTCGGCCACAGCGAGTATCACTACCAACACGAGCCGATCCTCTTTGGCTGGATGCCGGGCGAACGGTACAAAAACCCCGACCGCACTCGGACGACTGTGTGGGAATGCCCGCGCCCGAATGCCAGTCGAGAGCACCCCACCATGAAACCCGTGGCGCTATGGGCGCGGGCGATTCAGGATGGTTCGAGGGAGGCAGATCTTGTTTTCGACCCCTTCCTCGGCAGCGGCACGACCCTCGTCGCCTGCGAGCAACTCGGGCGCACCTGTTACGGCATGGAGATCAGTCCGCAGTATTGTCAAGTGATCATCGACCGGTGGGAGAGGCTCACCGGGCAGAAGGCGGAGAAGGTCGATGCCTGATCCCGCCTCTCTTATCGACGAGTGGACGGAGAATCTCCTCCGCGACCTCGACCCCGAGTATGCCCGGGAGGCCCTCTGGAGTAGGCTCGGCCTCCGCCCGCAGCCCGGCCCACAGACCGACTTCCTCGGCTCCGATGCCGACATCACTATCTACGGCGGCGCGGCCGGGGGCGGAAAGTCGTTCGGCCTCCTCCTCGCCCCGCTCCAGTGGTCGCACGTCCCCGGGTTCGGCGCCGTCATCTTCCGCCGGACCACCGTGCAGGTACGGGCCGAAGGCGGCCTCTGGGACGACAGTGCCGAGATCTACCCCGCGCTTGGCGCCACACCACGAGAACAGCAGCTCGAGTGGCGGTTCCCGTCCGGCGCCTCCGTCTCGTTCGCCCACATGGAGTACGAGCGTAACCGCCTCGATTGGCAAGGCTCGCAGATCTGTCTGATCGGGTTCGACGAGCTCACGCACTTCACCTGGCGGCAATTCTCCTACATGTTCAGCCGGAACCGGAGCACCTGCGGCGTCAGGCCCCGGATCATGGCAACGACGAACCCCGACGCTGACTCCTGGGTGACCGAGTTCATCGGATGGTGGATCGACCAGGAGACCGGGTTCCCTATCCCCGAGCGGGCCGGCGTCCTCCGCTGGTTCGTGCAGTTCGGCGACGATCTCATCTGGGGGGACTCCCGCGAGACACTCCTGGAGCGCTACCCCGACTCGCTCCCGATGTCGGTCACGTTCATCCCAGCCCGCCTCGAAGACAACCCCGCGCTGACGAGCAAGGACCCGGCATACCGGGGCAAGCTCATGGCGCTGGACCGCGTCGAGCGCGAGCGCCTCCTTAACGGCAACTGGAAGATCCGCCCGGTCGCCGGGATGTACTTCCGGCGGGAATGGTTCGAGATCGTCGACCAGGCCCCGGCCGTCGACATCGCGGTCCGGTACTGGGATTTCGCCGGGTCCCGGCGCACCGCGAAGAACAAAGATCCTGATTGGACGGTCGGCCTCCTCCTCGGCTACAAGGAGCCCTACTTTTACGTCCTCGACGTCGTCCGGCTCCAGGAGAGCCCCGGTACGGTCATGGAGACCGTGGCCGCGACCGCCGCGATGGACGGCCCCCTCACCCCGATCATCGTCGAGCAGGAGCCCGGCAGCGCCTCGCTCTACCACATCGACAACCTTGTCGACGCCCTGCCAGGGTTCGCCGTCGTCGGCCGGCCGTCGACCGGCAGCAAGATCCTGCGGGCCAAACCCATCTCCAGTGCCGCCGAGCACGGGAAGGTTGTGCTGGTCCGGGGCGAGTGGAACCGGACGTTCCTCCAGGAGCTAGAGTATTTCCCGGACGGCGCCCACGATGACCAGGTGGACGCGCTCTCCGGCGCTCATGCCTCGCTCGTGGAGTTGCTCAAGGCGCTCGGGTCGCACGAAGGCGAGGTCGTCACGTATAGCGACGAGGTAAGTATCAGCCCGGTGTAACTCCTACTATATAATACCCTACTTTTTTACAAATTTACAAATTTGTAAATTCCTACCTTTATAAGGCGTTGTAGGCCCCAGACATATGTATAGCCAAATCGGAGGCTCACGAATGTCTAGACTCGGCAAACTCCTCCTCAGCATCGTCGACGCCATCCGCGCATTTTTCAACCGCGATGCGCCGCCCGATCCTCACGCACCCCCGAGCACCTCGCCCGGCGCCGCACCCAGACCGCGTCCGATCTCTCCGGCCGTCCGCGCCTTCGTCCTCGACGGCCACACTAAGGAGATCCAGGCATCGCTCGTTGAGCAGATCGAGCAGTACGAGGCCGCCGGCGCAACCTCGTTTACCCTCCAGTATCCGGGCGGGTATTACGTGATCCGCGACGGGCAGGTCGTCGGGTCCGGGAGAGGCGAATGATTGAGGCACTCCCCCTCGATCTCCTCTACCCCGTCGCCGCGATCGCCGGGACCGCGATCCTCTCCGCCCTCGCCGGCCGGGCATGGGGTCGCCGGACCATCGCGGCCGCACACGCGACCCGTGCAGCCGTCGACGTCATCTGTGACGCGATCGAGGACGGCACCATCACCGAGGACGAGGTCCGCGAGATCGTCGCCGTCGGGACCAACTGGCTCGCGGTCGTGCAGGCGGAGCCCGAGGCATGAGCACAACCGCCGCCGAGGCGCTACCGGCAGCGCGCCGGATCTGTAATCCGGAGGCAGAGGGTTCGAGTCCCTCCGGCGGCTTTTCGGAGGGCCGGGTATGAGCAGCGCCATCGCCCCGCAGGACCTGCAGCGGTTCGCCGAGCAGGTCGTCGCGGTCCTCGATCACTACGAACTCCTGACCGAGCGGCTCGCCGTCCTGGAGGACCAACTCGGTGAGCAGGGGTGGCAGCGGCTCGGAGATAACAACCGCGACTTCAGCCGCGAAGGGCTCCGGGCGCTCTCGAAGATGGTTCGGCTCCGGTGGCTCAAGAACCCGTTGATCAAGCGGGCAGTCGCCGTCCAGTGTCTCTACGTGTGGGGGCAGGGCGCGACCCTCCGGGCAACGCACCCGACCGTCGACGCCGTCGTGCAGAAGGTCCTCACCGACCCGACCAACCGCACGGTCCTCGGCGACGTCGAGGCTCTGATGCGGCTGGAGACCGAACTCCAACTCTTCGGCAATCTGTTCTTTGTGCTCTTCACGAACCCGAGCACCGGGCACCTCAAGATCCGGACCGTCCCGTTCGACGAGATCGCCGCGATCATCGCCAACCCCGAGGACGCCCAGGACCCGTGGTACTACCTCCGCGTCTGGACCTCAACGACCTACAACCCCACGACCGGGTTCGGTGAGGTCAAGCAGCACAAAGCCTACTACCCCGACTGGCGGTACAACCCGGCCGGCGGGCACCCGTCGCACATTGCCGGTATCCCCGTCAAGGACGCCGCGATCTATCACGTCAGCGTCAACCGCCTCAACGACATGCAGTTCGGAGTCAGCGAGGTCTACGCTGCCTGTGATTGGGCGAACGCCTACAAGGTGTTCCTCGAAAAGTGGGTCACAATCACAGACGCCCTCTCGAAATTCGCGATGCAGCTCACCGGCGCGAACAAGAAGGCTGTCACTGGGGCCGTCTCCAAACTCCAGGAGATGCTCCCGAGCCTGCAACAGAACCTCGCCGAGGCCCGGGCGCAGAGCGGCGGGCAGGTCGGGGGCATCCTCGCCACGACCCCCGGCACGAAACTGGAACCGATCCGCACCTCTGGCATCACCACAAGCATGGACGACGCCCGCCGGCTCATGCTGATGGTCTGCTCGGCGACCGGGATCAACGAGCCCTACCTCACCGGAGACCCGAGCACCGGTAACCTCGCCACGGCCAAATCGATGGAGCGCCCGATGGAGCTCCAGTTCACCGCCCGGCAATCCCTCTGGTCCTCGGTCCTCAGCAACATCCTCGGTTACATCATTGATATGGCGGCGATGGCCCCGTCCGGCCCGCTCCACACCGGCGCCACGATCGAGATCGACGATGACGGCGACCGGATCGTGACCCTCGGCATCGACCCGGAGACCGGGGAGCCGATGAATCGCAAAGTCGAGGTCAAGTTCCCGCCGATCCTGCAGCACGACCTCCTTGAGATGGTCGATGCTATTGTCCACGCTGGCACGCTCAAAGGGGCTCCGGTCGCCGGCACGATCCCGGTCCGGCACCTGACGAAGCTCCTCCTCGATGCGCTCGGTGACCCGAACGCGCAGGACCTCGTCGACGAGTGGTTCCCGGAGGGTGAAGACTCGCAGCCGGATGACAGCGAGGCCGCACTCGCGACAGCGATCGGGCGGCTGGAGACCTACCTCCGGGAGGTGTCGGCGTGACTCCGCTCCGCGACCTCCTCGAAAGCATCACCGCCCTGACGAAGATCTGGAAGCGGGACCGGGCACTCAAACCTATCGAGACGAAGCTCGCCCGGCAGATGGCGAAGGCGTTCCGGGCGCACCGGGCCGTCTTCATGCGGGAGTTCGAGCGGGTCGGCCCGGGGCTCTACGGCGAGGCCTCCGCCCCGCCCGCGATCGAGGGTGCGCTCGAAGCCGCGTATCAGGCGACGCTCGCGGACTTCCTCCCCCCGATCGAGGAGGCTGCCGAAGCCGCCATCGCCGCCGCCGCCCGGCACCGGGTGGCGGAGTTCGGGGTCGACTTCTCGTTCGACCTCAAAAACCCCCGGGCCGTCGCCGCCATCAAAGCACAGGCGGCCGCGTCCGTCGAGGAGATCGACGCGACAACCCGGGACGACCTCACCCGTATCCTGACGCAAGGGATGGAGGAGGGTTACAGCTACCAACAGGTCGCCCGGGCGATCGCGGCGAAGTACGACGAGTACGCGATCCCGATCACCCGGCCCCGACACATCCGCAACCGGGCGGAGTTGATCGCCGTCACCGAGGCAGCGGAGGCGTACGAGACGGGTAACCGCCTGGTCGTCGACGAGATGGCGGCGGTCGGCCTGGAGATGGAAAAGTCGTGGAGCACCGTCGGCGACGATCGGGTCTCCGATGGGTGCCGGGCAAACGCGGCTGTCGGCTGGATTCCGGTCGACCAGGCGTTCCCGAGCGGGCACCAGCACGCGCCCCGGTTCCCCGGGTGCCGGTGCGCTATCCTGTACCGCAGGAGGGTAACAACATGAGTGGGGGACAGGACAGTGTGACAGAGTTCATAGCGGGCATCGTCCCGCTGATTGAGGCAAAGACTGACAGTAACGGCACGATCCCCATCAAGATCATCGATGCCGGGTGGGGC